ATACGCGATAAGGCTCGAGAGTATGCCCCTACCGCGGCTCCGGGTGGCCTTTATAACTGGGACGAGGGTAAGTACACTCGAAAGATCACGGCCCGTAACTCTGCATTTAGGACTTTTAATAGTGAGGGACGTTTACGCCGTTTTCCACTTTATCAAGCTGAGGTAGTACGTAAAGGTATCTATTACACCGCAGCGCCAAGTAAGCGTAACCGTAACGGATGGAGCTCTCAGTACATCGTAGCTAACGCCTCAGCTAGTGGATCTATCTACGAGACGGCCGGACGTAAAAATCCCGGCGGAGATCCAAAGAGTAGATCTAATAATCCGGGTGCCGGCGCTCACTTTGTTAGCCGCATGGGCCCTCTATATGGCGAGGGTAATAGCCGTGGCCGTTTAATCTTTAGAGCGTGGGCCGAAAATCAAGGCCGGGCTCAAGCTGCAGTAGTACAAGCTATACAAAATACAATAGCCGCCTTTAACCAAGGCCGTTACGACAAGGCGGCATAATGGCCAAGTTACCCGATTTATTAGTTAATGCCGTTACTACCTTTGACGGTAAAGCTTTATCTAAAGGCCAAAAACAGATCCAAAGCTTTGAGAAAGGCGTAAAAAACCTCGCTAAAACTTTTGGTATAGCCTTTAGTGCAGCGGCTTTAGCTCAGTACGGTAAAAATGCCGTTAAAGCTTTTGCAGCCTCAGAGCTTGAGGTAGCACAATTAACTACCTCCGTACGTAATTTAGGTTTAGCTTTTGCTACCCCTGAGATTAATCAGTACATCGACAAGCTCGAAGCGGCGACCGGCGTAAATCGAGATCAGCTGCAGCCGGCTATGATTAAGCTCTTACAAGTAACGGGCTCGGTATCCAAGAGCCAAGAGATCCTAAATCTTGCCATGGATGTAGCCGCCGGTACGGGTACCGACTTAGCTAAAACTAGCGAAATATTAAGCCAAGCATATGTAGGTAACTTTAAGGGCTTACGATCTCTTAACCTTGGTCTTACTCAAGCCGAGCTAGCATCCTCAGATTTTGAGAGCGTACAAAAGCGCCTACAAGTCCTATTCGCAGGACAAGCCAAGGTAGCCGCCGATAGCTACGTAGGCTCTATGAATAAACTCGCTATTGCATCCGAAAATGCAAGCGAAAAGATCGGTAAATCTTTAATTAATGCTCTGACCGCGCTATCCGGTGGTAAGACTATCGACGACACCATCTCCAAGATCGATACGTTAAGTACGGCTATCGCCGGGCTTATCGATGCCACGGTAGGACTTAAGGCCGGCGAAATCCTGCAACAGTATTACGGCCTAAACGCGGGCAAGATCCCCGGCGGTTTTGGTAATCGCTCACTCTCTGCGGGCAACCAAGATACACAGAGAGCAGATGCTAAAGCCCGGGCCAAGGCCGAGGCAGATGCAGCTAAGCGAGCTAAAGAATTATTAGCTTTGCAGCGAAAGTCAGCGCTAGCAGAGAAAAATAAACTTTCGTTATCAAAGGCTGCCGCCGTATTTGATACTAACCGCATCTCGATCGCTGCGGCTTTACGCGCTACCTACGATAAAGACACGATCCTACGCCTTGAGGCTTTACAAGCTATTGAGGAAGATAACGGCGATTTAGCTCTTAAGAAAATTAGCGAGCTAGCAGCATTTCAGAAAAACGCCGACCTTGCCAAATTAGCCGGCATTACTCAGATCAGCGAAGCGACTCTTTCAGCTATTAACACTCAGCTACTAACAGAGCTCAAGGCGATTAACAGTAGCAAGATGGCCGAGAGCGAAAAGGAAGTTGCTCGCCAAATTGCTTTCGGTAAATATAACGAAGCGATTACAAAGGCCGGCGAGCTAGCAGCTAAAGAGAGTTATAGCGAGCGCGTACAGATCCAATTAACCGAGATCGCCAAGCTAGCATCCTTGAGTAAAACCTCTAACGCGGCTTTAACGCTTACAAAGCTCCGCGAGTCCGAGGAATTATCAATGATCGACCGCGTGGCAGCTGCACAAAAGCGGGCCGATGATGCTCGCCTCAAAGCTTTACAAGAATACGTAGCGTTGCTTGGCAAGGTAGGCACCGGCGCGGGCGCCGGCGCGGGTGCAGGCGGAGGCGGCGGAGGCGGCGGAGGCGGCGGATCAGGAAGCGGGTCTAGTCTCGCTACGTTATCGCAGATCGATACGCTTACAGAGTTACGTAAAACTACTCAGGTAGGCACGGGTATAAACTTTTTACTCAAAGAGCAGATCGATGAGTTAAAATACGGACTAATACCAAGCGTGCTAAACCAAAGCGATGAGCGTACTCGTCTGCAACAAATGGGACTTTTTGACACTACCGGAGGTATTAGCTCAAGCTTTGATCCGGGACGTTTTAGGATGGCAGAAAACGCTAGCTATACCCTTAATTTCAGCGCAGGTGTCATAGCTCAACCGGACGAGTTTGCTACCTTGGTACAAGATACGATCCAAAAACTCAACCGCGGCGGAGATCCACTCACTACGGCGGGCATCCTATGACCGTACCTACGATTAACGCCGTTATTAACTTTTCGACGGGTCCATCTTTTGCTCAAGCTATGATCCTTGGCGCCGGCCAATTAGGTACAAATATCCTTGCAGACTCAGAGGCTTTAATCGTCGATGTATCTAGCCAAGTAGACGGCGTTACGACAATGAGAGGCCGTAACGCTCAAGCGGACGTATTTCAGACGGGTACGCTTACTCTGCGTATCGTCGATCAAAATGGCGACTTTAACCCTCAAAATCCCGCCGGGCCTTATTACGGCTTACTTACACCTCTACGTAAGGTACAGATTACGGGTACATATAACGGCGTTGAGTATCCTATGTTTAGCGGCTTTATTACTAGCTACACGACCACTACGCCTAAGATGGCCACGGACGTAGTTTATACAACGATTACCGCCGTGGATGCTTTTAGACTTTTCCAAAATAGCCAAATCTCGACGGTGACACTAGCTGAGGCGGGCGACCTACCGGGCGAGCGCGTAAACGCTATTCTCGATGAGATCGCTTGGCCTCCATCGATGCGCGAGATCCAATACGGCGATACCGTTTTCCAAGCTGATCCGGGCACGCCTCGCACCGCTCTAGCTGCGCTACAAACGGCTACTATCTCAGAGTACGGCGCTTTATACATCAATGCTCGAGGATCCGTAGAGCTGCATGATCGCGCCTTTTGTATCGAGTCTCAGGCTTTCCCGGTAACTAAGTTTAATGACGATGGCACGGACGTAAATTACTTTAACGCCGTATGGCGCTTAGATGATACTCAGGTTTATAACTCTGCCTCTATTACCAAAATCGGCGGTACGGCTCAGCTCGCTCAAGATGATGCCTCTATCGAGCAATACTTTGTACACTCATATAATCAGCAAAATCTAGTAATGGATACAGACCAAGCCGCGCTCGATTACGCTCGAGCTTATGTAGCAAGCCGTAAAGATACGCAAACTCGATGCGATGCCGTAGAGCTTGATCTATACATGGATGATTACGAGGATGGCATCTTGGCCGCTCTTAGTTTAGATTTTTTTGATCCGGTAGAGGTTACGACTAATCAGCCTGGTAACTCGACTCTGCAACAGACTTTACAAGTATTTGGCGTAACGCACCGAGTAACGCCTAACTCATGGAAAACGACATTTACAACACTAGAGCCGATTATCGACGGCTTTATACTAAACTCATCATTATACGGAGTGCTCGATACCTCCGTATTAGCATACTAAGGAGCAAGAGATGGCAGCTGGTCAAGGTTTTAAGACCTTTACAACAGGTGAGGTATTAACCGCCGGTGACGTAAACGGCTACCTCATGCAGGGCATTAACGTATTTACAAACGCTACCGCTCGAGATGCGGCTATCACCGCACCGGCTGAGGGTCAGTTTGCATTTACAAAAGATAATAACTCACTATGGTATTACGACGGTGCAGCTTGGGTAGCCTCAGGGGCAACCGGTGACATCGAGGGAGTTACCGCAGGTGTGGGTATTAGCGGCGGAGGTACTAGCGGTACCGTAACCGTTACTAACTCAATGGCTACGGCTATCGATGCTAAAGGTGATTTAGTACCCGGGACAGGTGCCGATACTTTCGCTCGCCTCGCCGTTGGAGCTAATGACACCGTCCTCACGGCAGACTCAAGTACGGCGACCGGGCTAAAATGGGCCGCGGCTGGAGCGAGTGGATCTGCAAACGTAGCAGGTAAAAACTTTATATTAAACTCGGGTTTTAATGTATGGCAACGCGGTACATCATTTTCCGCCGCTGCTAATACATCTGGCTATTATGCCGATAGATGGATGTGCGATACAAACCCAAGCCAAGCTTCTACGTTTTCCCGACAAGTAACAGGCGATACGACTAATTTACCAAATATTCAATATTGCATAAGATTTCAGAGAAACTCAGGTCAAACGGGTACAGGTGTACAGCAACTAGTAACGAGTATGGAAACAGTAAACTCAATACCTTTGGCGGGTAAAACCGTAACTTTATCTTTTTATGCTCGCGCCGGTGCTAATTATTCTCCTGCGAGTAATGCTTTGGTATACAGATTATCTACAGGTACAGGCACCGATCAAAATGCTCTAACCGTGGGTTATACAGGTTTAGTAAACGCGATAAACGAAACCGCAACTTTGACAACGACGTGGCAACGATTTACCGCGACCGCAACAATAGCAACTAACGCTAGTGAGGCTGCGGTCACTTTTCGTTATAGTCCTACAGGTACCGCAGGCGCTAATGATTATTTTGAAGTAACTGGAGTGCAGCTTGAGATCGCAGGATCGGCAAGTGCGTATAGTCCTAATACATCTTCTTATGCGACAGAGTTAGCAGCGTGTCAGCGTTATTACTACTTACATGCTTCGGGTAACGGTTTTGCAACCGCGATTGGTTACTATGCAAATGGTACGAATATACAATGGTATAACAAATTTCCCGTTACTATGCGAGTCGCACCGGCTTTAGTTATGGCAACAGGTACTGATTTTTATCAATCAAGCAACGGTGGAGATAATTTTAATTCAGGAAACATAAGCGCAGCTAATCCAAATGGTGCGTTAATTTTTAACAATACCGAAGCATCTGGCACGGCGGGTCAATCATCAATAATCAATACAAACAACGCATCAGCATCTATCGCATTTAGCGCGGAGTTATAAAATGACAAGACAATATACAATCGAAGAAAATGGCACTATTTGGTATGAGGAAAATGGTTTTAGGATTTCTTTCCTACCCGATCCTGCTAATGCGGAATATCAGGCATACCTAAACCGAGATAACCCCGATTATGGAAACAAGCTATAACGGCTATCCGGCCTCAAAAGATCCGGCCGAGATAAAAATAAAGTCCTACCCGGTAAAGGGTACGGATCGTAAGCTAAGGTGCGCCGAGAGTGTTGGGCCTCTCTTGGCCGCCTTTGCTGCCGAATTTCACGAGCTAATCGAGCCGATCGATGAGGGCACGTTTGACGACTGGGGCTACGCTTTTCGCATGGTGCGCGGATCTACTGATCGCTTATCGTGCCACTCATCCGGCACGGCTATCGATCTAAACGCTACAAAGCATCCACTAGGCAAAGCCGGTACTTTTCCGGCAGAAAAAATACCTATGCTAAGAGCATTAGCTAAAAAATACGGCCTTAAGTGGGGCGGCGATTTTAAGAGTCGTCCGGATGATATGCATTTTGAGGTAGAGGTAAGTGCCACCAAGGCAAAAGAATTAATTACAAAGTTAGGATTACAAAATGGCGGTTAGTGCTCAAGTAACAGTAGGTACGACTCCCACGCTTTTAGTCCCGGCTAATATTGCCGATCAAAGCGCATACATACATGCGGGATCGAGTGACGTTTTTATCGGTGGACCTAACGTAAGTACCACTAACGGTTATTTAATGGACCATAAGGATAAATTAAGTGTAGGCGTGGGAGATCACGAGGGACTCTATGCGGTCGTAACCTCGGGTACCTCACTCGTTTACGTTTTATACCAAGTCAATTAAGGGGCATTTAGGAGCTAGACAATGAAAGAGCAAGCAATAGCAGCGGCTAAATCTTACGGGCGTGCAGCCTTGGCCTCGGTCGCAGCTTTATACATGAGCGGGATTTCGGATCCAAAAGTATTAGCTAACGCATTTATTGCGGGGTTAATCGGACCACTACTTAAGGCCTTGCAACCGTCGGAGAAGCAATTAGGCGTAGGCGCTAAGTAATGGAGCAAGCTCAGCTCGTAGTCGGTATAGCTTTGGGGAGCTTTACCATTTTGGGGCTGGGAGCTGGGCTTATCCGTAAACTCGTTAAGTATTATTTAAGTGAGCTAAAGCCGGACGGCAACGGCGGCCACAATTTAGCCGGGCGCGTTGAGCGTATCGAAAAGCGTGTAGACAAGATTTACGAGATCCTGCTAGAGGACCGACTAGCCAAATAACGACACGCCAAAAGGCTATAGGCTTTGTATTCTGACATTTTGCCCTCATACTGATACTACAAACGCTGAGAGGGCTACTCGGTAGCTTAATCGGCCTTAACAAAGGGCTAAGTAAATGAATAGTTTAGATATATTAATCGGGCTTTTCGCCGTAGGCGTAGGCTTTATGTTTATGGTAATTGGATACTCGATCGGCTTTAGACACGGGCACGGCGAGGGCTTTGTACGTGGCCGCGCTATAGCTAAAGCTCTCAAAGAGAGCGAGCTAATCTAAATGGGTTTTCTAGATAACTATGAGGACGTAAACGCTCGTATTAAGCGCTTTAGATCTGAGTTTCCAAGCGGTAGGTTAATCGCCTACATCGAGGACATCGATATTATTAAAGGCACTATTCTCGTTAAAGCTGAGGCTTACCGAGAGTACGAGGATACGGTGCCTAGCGCCGTAGATTACGCTTTCGGTAACGTATCGACTTATCCGAATAATATGAAAAAATGGTTTATAGAGGACACAATTACCTCAGCTTACGGGCGCGTAATTGGCCTATTAACACCAAGCGAGCACGCACGGCCTACGGTCCAAGATATGCAAAAGGTCGAGACACTACCGGCAGACTCTGATCCGTGGAGTACAAAAGCCTCGATCGAGGATATGGCCACCATGGCAAGCTCCGTATTAGAGATCGCTAAAGAATTAGGCGGTGAGTTAGTAGCTGAGGCTCCACGCTGCTCTCATGGCACGATGGTATGGGCCGAGGGCACGGCTAAAGCTACGGGCAAACCGTGGGCGGCTTACAAATGCACCGAGCGCGTTAGAGCTAATCAATGTAACCCGTATTGGCACGTACTCGGATCCGATGGAAAATGGAAGCCTCAAATATGACAAAGCAAAGACTTATAAAGGCTCTAGTCATAATCGAGGTCTTACTCGTAATTGGATTGGTGTGGATCCTATGGGCGAGATAACTTACATAAAAAACGGCATGGCCACGACCGTACACGATGACGGATCTACAAGCTCGAGGCCCATGGATCAATGCGATCAATGCGGCGAGTGGGTTAATAGTTACGGAGGACTAAGCATCCGGGACGTGGGCCAAGAGGTCGTAATATGGTTATGTGCACAATGTCGCGCGTAGCTAAAGTCGTACTCGATAGGTCGCAGGAAATTACCGCTCATCGAGTAGGGCTAGAGCGTACTATTACTCGTAACGCTGAAATACAAGATGCGAGCAATTTTGGCCAAGTCTATAAAAACTGGCACGAGCTTGTATGGCAGGAAAGCGAGGCCGCAGCGGCTGAAATCGCCGTAGCTAACTATTTTGGCGATTACGGCTTTGTGCCTGCTATTGATAACGCTCACGATACGGCCGATGTAGGCGATAACATCGAGGTTAAATGGACCAAGCACACTAACGGCCATTTGATATTACAAAATCGAGGACCGGGCAGACCTACAGACGTAGCCATATTGGTTACAGGGTTTAGCCCGGTTTACGTTTTACTGGGATGGATGCCGGTACATATGGCCAAGCAACCACGCTACAAACATCCGCATCAGAATAATTACTGGGTCCCGCGATCGAGCTTATTCGAGATGCAATATCTAAAGAGGTCTAACTATGGCGACATATAAAAGTAAGTGCCGTTTATGCGCTCGCATCACCGAGCATATTGAGCGAGTAGTAACCGATAACCTGCCACCGTACGTTAAGTCCTTACAATGCGTTAAATGCGGCGTAATGGGTATAGTCATGATGGAGGACGTTAAAGATGCCGACATATGAGTATGAGTGCATAGTGTGTAACGTGCGCTACGAGACGATCGAAAAGATGGCAGAGCACACTACGCCGTATTGCTGCTCAATGATGATGAGGCAGGTTTATCACGCGCCGGGCATTAGCTTTAAGGGCACGGGATGGGGTCACCAATGACACTAAACGGGATAACCAAAAACGTTTACTCGGACGAGTGGTATACAAGTCAAGAGACAGTAGATATAGCTATTAAGTTGCTCGATCCCGAGCCTTACTCGCTCATATTGTGCCCTTTTGACTCAGAAAATAGCCTCTTTGTTAAAACGCTTGAGGCGATGGAGCATACTGTCATATACGGGATAGATGACTTTATCGAAGGCCAATTTAGGTTAGCGGATTACATAATTACAAACCCGCCGTTTAGTATTAAAGACAAGATAATTAAACGAGTGTATGAATATGGCCTAAAAGCCGTGTTAGTCCTACCTATAGATGCTTTAGGTGGAGTTAAACGCCATGAGCTTTACAAAGAGTACGGATATCCAAGCGTGTACGTACCCTCTAGGCGTATTGCATATTATGACGAGTCCGGAGCTTTACGTAAGGGCTCGAGCTTTCACTCCGTGATTATGACCTTTAATCAGGGCGAGAGTGAGCTCATATGGGAGGGTAAAGATGCGTAATAGTTATCCACATAAGTTATCCACAGGTGTTAATAGCCTGTGGGACACGCTCAAGATTACGCTCATGCTTGACGGGTATTTGACTAGGCGACTACGCTCCATGCTAGCTGGCGAGCCGCTACCGCGGATAGCTCGCGGGCTA